CTGTAAGGAAAATAATGTAAGTATGTGGTTGAATTGCCACGCTGTGACTGAAGCTCTGAGAAGAGTTCACGATAAGGACCACGTATATGCTGGATTCCCAAAACCTCCATCAATGGCTGATGTCGAAGGTGGTGGCAAGTGGGGAAACCGTGCTGATGACGTAATTGCAATTCACAGATATACCCAGCACCCTGATAGATGGATGGTATCAGATATTCACGTAAGAAAGGTGAAAGAAACAGAAACTGGAGGAAGACCTACCAGTATGGATGCACCGATTTCTTTAAGAATGATGCCTTCTAATGTCAGCTTTACAGTTGCAGGAAGAGAGCTTATAGCTAAGCAGGTTAAGAAAACTAATACTAACTTTGATTCCTTAGAATTTTAAATATGAAAAATACGATTAACGAAGCACTGATTAAATTAAATAAGTATCATAAAGATTACATTCAAATGGCTAAGGCAATAGCTGGGAACAATCAAGAAGTAGCTAATTACGCTGAAGATTTCGTCCAGAACGCATACATAAGACTTAGTAAGTATGAGAATCTATATGAAAAAGTAGTAAAGAATGGCAAGGTCCAGAAGGGATATATGTTTTTTGTTTTAAGAAGCATTATATTAAACTCAATTAAAAAGAAGAGTAATTTGAAATACAATCACTTAGGTTACAACTATGATTTTGAAGAGAAATTTAACTTAGTTGAAACTGATATAGAGCCTGAAGTATTAGGAGCTAATCTAATTGAGGAGAAAATGTATAAAGTTTTAAAAGAAAATGCTGACTGGTTTGATTATCAACTATTCAGAACATACCTTGAATCAGGTAAATCTTTTAGAGCATTATCAGAAGAGTCTGGAATAGGTGTAAGAACTATATACCTAAGTATAAAAAGAAGTAAATTATTAATAGCAGAACTATTGTTTGAAGACTATCAGGACTATATTAATGGTGACTTCGATAAAATTTAATATTAACTTAAATAATTATAAAATGGGAAAAGTAAAAGAACTAAATACCAAAGTTTTCGATTTATATGACCAAGGTTTAACCTCTGGTAAAATAGCTCAGAAACTTAAAGTAAAAAAAGCAATTGTTGAGGATATTCTTGGTAATGCTAATAGTAAAGGACTTGGGTCTACTATTGAAAAAATAACAGAAGCTACTGGAATTAAAGCTGTAGTTGAAGCTATTGTTGACGATTGTGGATGTAAGGCTAGAGCTGAGGAATTAAATAAATTATTTCCTTCTAGAAAACTAGAAAACTTATCAGGTGACGATTTTGATTACCTAGATGCATTTTTTAGTAAGACTGTTAGTAGTGTTAATTCAGTACAACAAAAAGAACTAGTGAGAATTTATAACTATGTATTTAATGCCAAAAGAGCAGTATCAAATTGTTCTCCGTGTGTGGCTAATATGGTTAGAGAGTTAAGACAGATTTATGAAGTCGCTAACAACTAGTAAACTTAAAAAGTACAGCATAAAGAGGTTGGTTGAAATGGCTGACCTCTATGCTACTAAATTACAATGGATGCATTCTACAGGTAAAAACACGGAAGAACCTGAAAGATTTAAGCAAACAGCTCTAGAATTATATCATATTTCTGAGATAATTGAGTTAAAAAAACAGAGTAAGCACACAAAAAAGTATAAAAAATATAGTAAATAATTTGGAAAATCCAAAAATTGTTTTATATTTGTACAAAATAAATAAATTATGAGATATAATGAATTAAAAACGTCAGACAGAGACTATATCAGAACGGTATATAGAATATCTGATACAAGAGAAGAAGCTCAGGATATCATAGCTAATAAATTTAACGTCACTACAAGGACTGTTAGAAATTGGGCTAGTAATCTAGAGTTAGTATCTGCTGAGAAGAATGTAGATTCTAGAGTTATGATTTACGATATTGAAACTAGTAGAACTACTGCGAAAGTATGGTGGACTGGTAAGCAATTTGTAGGACATAAGTCATTACAATCAGAACCTGCAATCATTTCTATTAGTTGGAAGTGGTTAGGTGAAGATAAGATTCACGCTTTAACTTGGGATGAAAATCACTGTGATAAGAAAATGTTACAAGAATTTTTAGTTGAGTATAATAGTGCTGATATGATTATTGGTCAAAATAATGATAGATTTGACAATAGATGGGTAAACGCTAGAGCTATGAAGCATAACTTAGATGTAGATACTCATATTAAGTCATTTGATATTATGAAGCAGACTAAGAGATTATTTAGATTGCCTAGTTATTCGATGGATTATATTACTAAGTATCTTAATGTAGAAAACAAATTAACTCACGAAGGTTTACATATGTGGGATATGATTGAGGAGGGTAATAAAGCTCAACAAAAAGAATATCTTCAGAAAATGGTAGACTATAATGTTGGTGATATTGTATCTACTGAAGCTATGTATATTAGACTTAGAAAGTATATGGGTCATAAAGTTCACTTTGGAGTATTAAATGGTGAAGAGAAATGGACCTGTCCTATAGACGGTAGTAGAAACGTAGCTTTATTAAAAGTTACAGCTACAGCTGCAGGTACTATCCAATATATTATGAAATGTAATGATGACGGTACTACTTATAAGATTAATAATAGAGCTTATAACCAATATTTAGATTCATTATAATGACAGAACAGAGTACAATAAACCTACTAAACAAATTATCAGGTACTGACTTAAGGTTGGTATCTGATAAGTACTCTAGTTATGATGCTGAGGGGTCTAACTATATAGTCGAGATTAAAAATAGACGTTCTTACTACAAAGAGAAGTTAATAGAAGCGAGTAAACTATTTTCTAACTATAATAAATCTCAGATTAAAGGTAAATCATTCCTATATGTAGTTACAGACCCTAAGGGCGTCTATATATATAATATAAATAAAAACATAAGTCTGATTGTAAACCAGCCTGTCAGACATATGCCTTGTCCTATTAATACGGATTTCGGTAATCAAATTAAAATTAACAAAGTAAGCTATTTGCTGGATGAAGGCTTAGCAATTAAAATATAATAAATATGAAAAACTACGATTTTGATATGACTTATACTGAAGGAGTACATTTTGACTCATTTCAGGACATTGAAGTAAAGGGTCAGGAAATGGTTAACTACATAATGAAGACTTGGAATTGGTCAGAAGAGAAAACACTAAAATTTCTTGCAGATAAATTTGGTGATTCAAATGAAGTAAAACCTGATTATGCATTAGATAGAAAAAATACTCCTGTATATAGTGGTGTATTAAAATATTTCCCTAATGCTCTTAAGGCTGTAGCTAAATGTAGTAAAGCAGGTAATGACCAGCACAATCCTAACAAACCTTTACATTGGGATAGGTCTAAGAGTGGTGATGAACTTGATGCATTAACTAGACATTTAATAGACCATTCTGTTGACCCAATTGATACAGACGGTATTTTACATTTATCAAAAGTAGCTTGGAGAGCACTAGCTGCACTAGAAAAACACTTGGAAGGTCAAGAAGTTTAAATTATTTTCAATTTATTTTAGTATGTAAGGCTCTGTTATTCAGGGCTTTACGTATTTATATAAAAAAAGTTTAAAAAAAAGTGTAAAAAAGTTTGGAAAATACATTTATATAGTTGTATATTTGTAGGGAACAATAAAAACAATTAAAAATATTAAATTAAATTATTATGAAAAACTTAAAAAATCAAATCAAAAACAGTTCAACAGAAGATAAAATTGGACTAGGAGTATTCACTGGAGTTATGACTTTATTATTAGCTGTGGTAATTACTTGGGCAGAATCAGGATTCGTTTCTTATTACGGATTTTAAGATGAATAAAAATAATATTAACCTACTTAAAAAATATAATATGTACGTAGATACTAAATTAGAAACTGTAGTTGAAAACGATAATATCAATACAGATGCAGAAGACCAAATTCTAAGAGACTTAGGATTACTATAATAACTAAAATAATAAATAGATATGAAGATTAAATTGCTAGACCATACTGAGGTAGACCAACAGGAAACTATAAATAAAATGTTTGATGATAATTTCTACTATAAAGAATTAAACTTAGACAAATGTTTATCCTACTCAACTCTTAAATGGTTATTGAAATCACCTAAGTGGTTTGAGTATATGAAGAGAAAAAAGCAAACAGATACTCAAGCTCTAAGAGATGGTAGATTAGTTCACACTGAAATACTAGAACCTAATAAATATATGGAGTTTACTTTTGTAGACGTTTCATCTAAGAATACTACTAAGTATAAATTAGCTAAGGAGAAGTATGGAGCAGAGAATACATTTACCTTTAAAGAGAAGTATATGAACAATAGAATATCTACAGCATTCTTACAAAATGATGCTTGTGTAAAATTCTTAAAAGGTTCAGAAACTGAAGTAGGTCAAATAGTTGAATTAGATGGTATTCCATTTAGAGGTAAAGCAGATATCTTAAATAGAGAAGAAGGATTCATAGCAGACGTTAAGACTACTAATGATGGATTAAAAGATGTCGAGTTAAAGAATGGTGAGATAAAGAATCAATTTGCATTCACTATAGAGAAATATGATTACGACTTACAGGCTTATATATATACTATGATGTATGACGTACCAGACTTCTATTGGTTAGTAGTAGATAAAACTACAACTGATATTGGTATCTTCAAAGCATCTGACGATACATTAGCAAAAGGAGAACTTAAATTTCAGGCTGCAATAGGATTATATAAAGCATTCTTTGTAGATGAATTAATAGACTTATCACAATACTATAAAACAGGAGAACTATAATATGATGACTGAATTAAAAAACGAAGCACAAAAACAGGCTTATGAATCTTGTATCTATTCACTAGCCTTAGGAACACCAATAGAGATTATGACAATGATACTAGAAGAGCACGTTAGTGAAGATGACTTTGATATGGCTGAAGGATTTAAGTGGGCTATATCTGACTGGTTCTTTGCTCAAAGCTTTAAAGAAGGAGGATTAGGATGTCAAATTAAGAATGAACTAAATAGAAATACAGACTGGAATGAATAGAGACTTACAAGGATTACGTTATGCAGCAGCAATAGACTCAGCTATAAACATAGTAAAGGGCTGGGTAGAACAATCAGACAATGCAGGAGCTAAGGAAGTATTAACCTGCTTAACAGATATTTTTATCTACAACTCAGGACTAGAATTAGAGAGAAGAACATTTGATTCATTAATAGATGAATATAAAGGTGATAGGAATAGAGCTATAATGAGAGCACGTAAAGCAGAGGATAAGATAGAACCAATGCAAAAGAAGATAAAAGAACTTGAGAAATCATTATCAGCATTCCTGCAGTAATGTTAAAGTTTTGTTAAAAAGTTGTAAATTAGATATTAATTCACTATATTTAGATATATATAATAAAGAGAACTATGAAAGCATCAATTAAAAGATTATTAAACATTAAGAGAATACAAAAGACTAAGAAAGTAAATAAGAGTAGACATCAATTAGGTTTAATCCTATTAGGTTTATTATTATCAATCCATATATCAATAGGTCAGAATGTAATAGATACAGAGAAGACTAATATGAAATACTATGAGATGGGTTATGGTCTTAATGATTGTACTATAAGAGCATATAAGGAAATGATGGGTGTAAAGTATGTAGAAGCATATAAAGAACTTAAGAAAGAAGGTAAAATAGATGGTGAAGGAATGGAATTAGAACCATTTCTGCTAAAAGTACAAAAGGATGGAATGTTATTAGGTATGACTAATAGAATAACTAAAAAAGCAAATGCTAAAATCTTAGTTAAATATGATGCATTAAATAAGAATCAAAATTACTTAATGTTTTGTACATATACAGACCAATGGGGAGAAGAGATAGGTCATATATATTTTATGAGTTATGAAGATATGCAATGGAATCTTTATGGTAATAGAGGAGACCAAAATCATCAAATAAGATATATTATTGGTGTAAAGAAACTTAATAAGGATATATAAGACATATTGTCAGTATTATGACATATTGGCATTATTCAAGATGACAGCTTAACAGGTTAATTGTTTTTAAATAAATATATTAAATTCAAGATAAATCAAAATGGCTGGTAAAAAGAAAGAAGACTGCAATCCTACTTCAGATAACTGGGGAGGTAAACGTAAAGGAGCAGGTAGACCTACTAATGGTGAAGTAATAAATGTTAGACAGATTATGGATGACCATATAGATGTTAACATAGTTATGGAGAAGCTTCTAGAACGTATCGAATCAGGTGACCACAGAGCTATAGAATTATTTATGAAATATAGAGCTGGATTACCTAAGCAAGAAATAGATTTAAATCATTCTGGTGAACAGGATATTAACTTTACCTTAAAAGGTATTATAGACTTCGATGAGTAAGATATCCTTAAACCCTAAATATAAACCTTTGTTTGACTCCTCCTCTAGATACTATATAGTAACTGGGGGTCGTGGTTCTTCTAAGTCATTTAGTTTATCTACTATGATATTACTACTTACTTATGAAGAGGGTCATAATGTATTATTTACTAGATATACAATGACCTCAGCTTCAACTTCTATTATTCCTGAGATGACAGAGAAAATAGAGATGTTAGGATTAGATAAGCATTTTACTGTTAATAAGACTGATATAACTAATAAGATTACTGGTAATGTAATATACTTCAGAGGTCTTAAGACTGGTAGTGGTAATCAAACTGCAGCACTTAAATCGTTAAACGGTATTACTACGTGGATATTAGATGAAGCTGAAGAGATGCCTGATGAAAAACTATTTGACAAGATTGATTTATCTGTTAGGTCCAAAGATGCTAAGAATAGAGTTATAATGGTCCTTAACCCTGCTACAAAAGCACACTGGATATATAATAGATTCTTTGAAAGAAGAGGATTAAATGGTGGTGATAATATAACTGTTGAAGATACTACATATATACATACTACTTATTTAGATAATATAAAGCATTTAGATAAAACCTTTGTTAACAATATAGAGAGAATGAAGGAAGAGAGACCTGAGGAATATAGAGCTCAGATATTAGGTGGATGGAGAGCTGTAGCTGAGGGCGTTATATTTACTAATTGGGAATTAAAAGAATTTAATCCTAATGGTGATTACTATGGAATAGGTATGGACTTTGGATTTTCTACAGACCCAACAGGAGCTACTTTAATTTCTATAAATAAAAAAACAAAAGAGATATATCTAAAAGAATTATTATATAAGACAGGGCTTACTACTAGTGAGATTGCATATAACTTAAAGAATCATAAGGATGCACTTACTATAGGTGATTCTGCTGAACCTCGACTATTACACGAATTAAAGCATAGTTACAATATGAATATAAAGCCTTCTATTAAAGGTCAAGGTAGTATTAACTTAGGTATTGCATTATTACAAGAATATAAGCTATATGTAGATAATGGTAGTAGAAACCTTATTACAGAGCTTAATAATTACGTATGGAAGGAAGGTAAAGACGTTGCTGAGGATAAATATAATCACCTTTTGGATGGTATTCGATACTTTGTATCATATCATTTATCTAATCCTCACTCTGGTAAATACTATATATCGTAAATAATTTAAAATAATTTGCATTTTTATTTGGTGGTTAATAAATAAGTGTTATATTTGTAGTATAAATAATAACAAAATGAATCACGCAAACGAAAGACTAACTCAAAGAATCCTCAACAAGACTACTCTAGATGTAGTAAAAGAAGGAGCTACTGCTCAATATACTAAGATAGGTGAGTATAACTTAACACAATTAATTAAGGACCAGATAGTAAGTAAAGTAGATGCTATTAGAGCAAAAGACTTTGGTACTAGAGACTATGGAGTGTTAGTACATAACTTTGGTAAAGTTGTATCTCTTCACGATAGTGAGGGTGAATCTAATGGTGATTCTTTATATGCTATAGTAAGAAATAATGAAATCTTTACTATATGTTTTGTTAAGTCATATACTTCTTTTAATGGACTTGAGTCTAAGTTGAGAGTAGATGGAATAATAAAGAAATTAAAAAACTTTAAAAAAAGATAGGATAATAAATAAATTAATACTATATTTGTATTATGGAATTAGAAACTATATTAATAACAATCTTTACAGTATGTACCATAAGGTTCTACTATGTAATATTAACAGAGAAACGTAATGAGTGGAAAAACAATTTTAATAGTAAACGGAGATAAGCATATCCTCAGTGATGAAGGATGTGACTGGCAGTCTCAAATAAGTAGAATACTTAGGACTTATCCTGACAATGCTCAGGTAGGATTTAAGGGTGAAATAGATAGAAGTGAATATTAATATGAGAAATATTTGGTTATTAATAAAAATATACTTATCTTTGTCACCATACAAAAGAATCACTCTTAGTAAGGATATAAAGTTTGACTTATATAAGAATGGTGTAAATAAAAGAGTAAGAGATGACAGGTAAATATTATAAAGCAATGTCTTGGGCATTAGAAGGTAATCACTTAAGAGTATATCCAGAACCTATAGAGGGTGATATATATACTGAGAAGAGGACCAGACAAGGTAAACCCAAAACTGTATCAATAAATAAAGTAAGATTAGTAATAGAGATAGAAGGCTCTAAGCATTTAGGTAAATTCATCTATAAACAAGATAAGATGATGTCTGATGCAATTGGTGAGATATATCTGCATTACTATAATAAAAGAACTGTATAATGAAAATAACTAGTAAAGAAAGAAATATGGAAAAATTTACCTGTAATGAGGTCGCAAAAGACCATTACGAAGTAACCTTTAACGGTAAAGCTAAGAATGGAGTATTATTTCAGCATACCCTAGAGAGAAGTGAATTAAGGCATTTAATACAAATATTAGATAATGCAATTTAGAACAACAAGGCACCTAGAGTATATATTAGAAAATTACTCACTAATGACTAGAGATGCACTTGCCTTAGCTAAAAGGGAATTAGATAAACGTAAACGAGTAAGAAC